TTGTTGTTTTATTTATTTTTGTTTTTGTTTTTTTATTAGCTCATTAGCAAAATCTACAGCTTCTTGCTTGTACCAAAATCTTTCTTCTCGTAAACCCCAGTGGTAAACTACGCCCCAGTCTTTAACGTCTAAGTCTTTATATATATGTATTTGATTTTCTCCTTCACCAAAGCTCTCTGAGATGCCTGGGAAATTTCCTTTTATGTCTGTTGTTTTTATCATTGTTGTTTGTTTGATGTTGTAAATATAAGAACTTTTCTGTTAAAAAACACTATCTTTTGACAATTATTTTTAAAAAAAGTGCATTCCTATCTAGTAAACTAAGCAAAAAAAAGTTTAAAAAAAGCTTAAAATAGCTTGATTTTAGGCCTTTTTTAGCATAACAAAGAGTAAAATTTAGTCAATATTTCGCGCGGTTTAGTGGCTTTTTTTATATTTACGTGTTAATGTTAATCATTTTTAAAAAGAAAAAAGACACCGGAATGGGTGCCTTTTCTCACAACAACAATAAACTCGAAGATTAACAATGTAATCAACTTGAGTTTACAAAATTATTAAATTACTATTTCAAATAACGTTTTTTTCGTTTTTGTTTTCAACAGTGACTTTGCGTTATATTCAGCTAGCTTTAAATTAATTTCATAGCCATTATAATTATCTGTATTTTGCAAATCAATTCGTGTATCATATCGACCTTCATTTGTATATATATATATATTTTGACTTGCTCGGCTGCTTAAATTTAAAGCGTTATCGCTATATGAATTTGCTCCTACAGTGCTTCCAGCTTGTGCGTAAAAGTCACCTATTAAACAATGATGTTTATGGCCACAAATTACAAAGTCTATTTTAGTTCCTTTATTTGAATATTTTGATATTAAGCTATTGAATTGATTATCGTTTAATCCTTTCAATTGATGGCCGTGGATTAACAGAATATTTTTATTAGCAATATTAACTACAACTTCTAATCCACAGTCTATAAAATTAATTCCTTTTTTATTTTCATATAATATTCTTAGCATTTCATATATCGTAAAATCATAATTATCGCTAGCTGTTATATCAGTCCAACCATTATTTTCTTTAACTCTACTTTCGTTTCCAGTAACGCAAGCTATATTTACTTGACCTATTTCGTTTAAGTCATTTATAAAATGCGATATTAAATTAACTGATAAGAACGTAGCTTTTGCGCGATTTGTACTCATGGAAAGCATTTCATCTAATCTTCTATCAGAGTTCATTAGGTCTCCTGTAATAGCTAATAATATATTTTTAACTTTATATAACTTTGCATGCTTTTTCGTAATATCTGCAAACTTCTGTAATCTTTTTGCAGCAATATTAAAGTCATATTTATTTCCTTCTATATTAACTAATTCGTTAAAATGAGTATCAGTTAAATGAACTATTAAAGCTGCATTTGCTTTTTGTGTTTTATATTCTTTTGTATATAATGTTAAATTATAATCTTTTAAAAGCTTTACTATTTCTTTATTATATTCTGTTACAGCGTTTTCAATTCTTGCGTGTTCTCTAAAAGATTTTCTTTCAATTCGATTTAAATCTTGTTGCTTTTGTTTTTGCTTAGCAAGCTTTACACTACTTTTTAATAATTCTTTGTCTACGTAATGATGTTTGATTATTTGCTCAATAATTTTATTTGAGTCTTTTATATGAATATTTAAATTGTTTTGTTCAATTATTTTTTTTGAAATATAATCCAAGCCGTAGCCCTCTCGCCACAGTTCTATAATTATATCTTTATATTTATCGTACATAATAAAGGGGGTTTTTATACCCCCAATAAATTATTTCTTTTTTGCTTCTTTTCCAAAATCTGCAAGACCTTGAAAACCGGCTAAAGATAAAAGTGCTACAAATAAATTAGTAGCTGTTTGCTCGTCAACACCTAATCCAGTCATTATAGCTGGAACTATTACCGAACTTATTGCATACCAAAACTTTTTGCTTTGTAATATTTGATTAACAAATAATGCTTGAAACCAATTTTTCATGTTTTATGTTTTTAAATTAATAATAATGCCAGCAGACCTCCGGCGTTTTAGTTTGGTCTGTATCAGCGTGAAGGAATGTTTTACCTATTCCTATTCGATTAAAACCGACTTTAATTAAAGCTGATAAAATTTTATATCTTATTTGAGAATTTGGAGTTGCTATATCTGCAGCAAGACCTTTTAAGTGAGCTGAATTTGTAGAAGCTTTATAACCTTTTTTCTTTAATTGCTCATTATATTCTTTTGTTCTATAGCCACTAGTTATGCGAAAAGGTACACCCGCCACCTCTCTTGCTTCATCCAATTTTCTTACAAAGTCTAACTTCATATTTTTACCAGACCCTTCAACATCTGGTGAGTCAAACTCCGATAGGTGAAAAAATTTAATTTTTCTTTTCATTGGCAGGTTTCTGTCCTTTTCGTAATAATGTTTGCTGTGTTCCATAAACCGTTCTATTAACTTTATTAATAATTTTTTTAATTTCATTCGCGGTTAATATCCCTTTATTTACTTTTTTTTCCACGCGTTAACCTCATTAATTATTTTAACTATTGTATAAATACTTGCCACCAAATATGAAATTATTTTCAACCCTATTTCCACGTCTGTTAAGCTTACTCCAATAGCCCCAATATTTAACAAAATTGTTGTTGGGCAAAGTTTACTAATTATCTCATTCATTCTTTCCATTTTAATTTAATTGTTTTATCGTTAACTGACAACCATTTATTACTGTTACCGCGGCCAGTGAACTATTACTTGCTGCTTCTTTCCATATTAATATTCTGTAGTATATTGTTCCATCACTAGGAGGGTTTTGTTTAATTATAACAGACCCTGAATTGCTTCCTTTTCTTACTGCTCCGTTTCCTCTATCGTATATATAAGCATAACTTCCATTTACATCAGTAAAATCAATTAAACCACTATCAGCAACTTGACCTTGTTGAAGTTTTATTCCAGTTAATATTCTATTATTTACAACGGCCGTATCTGTTGTTATATTCCAATTAACTTCCCAAAAACCGGTTTCACTTCCAAAAGAAAAAGTGTATTGACTATTTTCAACTCCTTCTGCTCCTGATGAACCGTAAATAATTATTGTATTATCAGTTGAAGCTAATTCAGTATCAAATGGAACAACTACTCCATTTGCCGCTCCTGTTGTTGCTGAGGTTTGAACAGTTCCTTCACAAGTTAACATTGAATAATTTGTTATACCTCCTCCTGAACCTCCACCTGTTGCGTAATTAGGAATATTTAAAGTTGACCCGATTAATGTTGAAGCTCCGCTTGTTCCTGTTGTTGTTAAAGTTAGTGAACTTTGCTTTGTATCAGCATACGCTTTAATAGATTCTGAAGTTGATAATTTCGTAGCACTTGCACCAGTCATTGTATCAGAATCTAAAAAACCATCAATTGAAATACCTCCTTTTGTTAAGCTTGTTGCGCTTACATCAAAACCAGCTATACTACCTCTTGTTTTACGATTTACTTGCTCAAATAGTTGGTACATTGGAATTGATATATTAACTAATCCATCACTATCATAGGTCGGTGTAAATGCTTCAAATGATATTGAAGTTGAATCTGTTGCAACATCGGCTGTTAACGTTACACAATAATCTGTATTACTTGGAAAAGATAAATTAACTTTGTCACCACTTTTTAAGTCGAAATCCACCCCTAATTGATAATCTCCGTTAAATAAATTTGGCGCTGCAATAGCTAGCGAGCTTATTTCTACTTCTTTTGTTATACCTTCAGTTGAAGTTAATAAATGATATTGCGCAGGACCCGGAGCTTGTCTTTGATTTAATAAATTTCTTTGACCACCATCTGGCGTATTTAAGTTAGGAGCTCCTGCCATTCTCGATGAACTTGAACCTGGAAGAGAAGTTGTCGCAGTTGTTTCAATCCACTCACCATCCCAAACCTCTTCGTTTAAAGCAAACGTTCCTTGCCTAAAAAAATATCTTGTATAAATAGGATTTCCATTATGCTGGTGGTCACAGTCTCTTATAACTCCAATTGGATTAATAAAAAAGGGTCTGCTGTTTATTGGATTAGTAGTTTCTATTACTGAATTTATTGCTCCAAAACTTGCTCGTTTTATTATGCTGCTTTGACATAATTTAATTTGTCTATTTAATAATTCAACAAAATTATAACCAGTATTTTGTGCGGGAACCGTTGTAGCAGTGTAATCTCTTCTATCCCAGTTATTATAATTCCAGTCAGTAAAAACCCAGCCAGAACCATCATAAACTTGTAAAGCACTATCATCCCAATATTCTGGACCATCTCCCCAAAATAAATCGCCCCATTCAAGCTTATAGGAGCTGTCTGCTTGACTATTTACAAAGACTGTATTAGTAGCCGAGCTTTGTGTAGAAATAGGTTGTATAGTGCTTAAATAATTATTAAAAAAACCTGTTGACCATGAAGGCGGCTGTAATGCTGTTGTGTCAATAGGATTTCCAAACGTACATATAGCTTGACTTCCATAAGGATTTCCTGTTTGAATATTAATACTAACCCCTCCCTGGTTTTTAATATAAACAGGACTTAAAGGAATAAACACATAAACAGTATCAGCGTCTCTATAACCCGGAAATTCTAAATTAGTTAAAGGTATGGTTTGTGTACCTCCAGGCGTATATGTTTGACCTGAAGCTGCTGTAGCTAAATTTATTACCGGACCTAAATCAGTTGAACTTGTATAACCGGGAGTATCATCCCAACCATATGTATTTGCTACGGGGTCATAACTTAAAGTAGCAAGACCTCCAGCTGATAAAGTATTAACGCCCGGTTGCATTGCTATAACACGCACCAGAAATTGAAATAACGTATAGCTTGATAAAAACCAACCTGACGGAGTAGTTAAATTAAAAAACCAATTTGTTCTAAATTTATAATTGGTACTATTCGTTACAGCAACGGTTTGGAAAGAACTAATATTTGCATTAACCCCACCTCCACCAGGTTGAGTAAACCCAGGAAATATATTTTGAAATCCTTCGTGAACTAAATTAGTTTTAACTTCTTTTATTTGAGGTAAAAATTTATATACTGTTCCTTCTAATTTTTGAATTCTTTTTCCAGGGTGGTCAATGTTGTCAAAAGTATTATGAAATCTTGAATAATATTGATTTCCTATTGAAGCTTGTCTGATTCCATAAAAATCTCCATCAGCATAAAATCTTTGTGCGTATTGGTCTAAAGGAATTTGCCAAGTATTACCCTGCGTAACTATTTCAGGAGGATTAGAATATTCAAAAATTTGAACGAAATAATAATGGTTATTCCAGAATATAACTCTGCAGCCCCAAGACCTGCAAATTTGTTTTAAAACTTCATAAGCACTTGCTATATTTCTTTGGCCATTTGAAGGATTAAATTTATCTGCCCAGCGAACGGTGCATTTTGTTAATCCCCACACACTTCTTGACCCTTGTGTTTTATCGGGTGAACCATAAGTTCCATGAGAAGTATTATACCAACGTATACAAGTTTTAAAAGCAACTTTATTCGTAGCGTCATCCCAAAATCCATTTGGGTTTGCTTGATTTTTATAATGCTTAGTATGCTGTAAAACCTGACCAACCCAATAAGCTACTTTTTGGTGGCCTTGATTATTATAAGAGTCTGCTGTTGTATCTACATTTTCAGACTGAAAATCGATTCCTTTAAGCTTACCTATTCCATCAGTAAATGTTAATTGAATTGGCATGGGAAAATTTCTATCTACCATTGTATCTAAATCGTGTAAAAATTCTCCGTACCAAATTATGCTGTTTCCAATTTTAACAACAATAAAAATATCTCCTTCTTCATATGGTAAATATGATTTTCCGCTAATACCTAAAATATCTTCTAAAAAAGAAATTTGACCTGATGTAGCAGCGTTATTAATTACCATATTTAAAGAAAGCTTTGAACCAACTATTGGAGCAAATTTTTCATCGCCTTCGCAGTCATAGCTTATAGTCATTCCTTCATCAGTCATTTCTAAAGGAAAAGGTGCTGTATATGGCTGACCAGAAGCTGACCATTTTCTGTCATATATTTCTATTGTATAAGTTTTCCCTGTTACTGATTTGGTACTTCCAAAAAATCTTTTTTCGTATACTGAATTTATTGAAGCCATTATGAATATCTTTTTAATCCGGTCATTGCTTTTCTGCTTGACAATACTATTTCATTTCCACTTAATGAACCAACTACTCTTACGGTTTGTTGATTCTTGCCTAAAATTTCTGTTAACTTACTTAAAGGAGCAATAACTTCCGGGTCATTTTTAGCGTTTATATTATCACCAACTATTGCATTTGTTGGAGAATAAGCTAAACCTCCTTTTGCTAATGGTAACGGCTGCGCTGATATAGCAGCTATTTGAGCGCCTCCTAAGACTCCCGCGAGTATTGATAAGGGTATATTAGGTAAAGCTTTTGCAATCGCGGCAGCGGTGTTAATAATAGCGTTAAATATAGCCATAGACTTTTCTCTCCTAGCTGCTTTCCTGTCAAGCTCTTTTTTCTTAGCTGCATACTTTGCGTCAATAGCTTCTTTTCTTTTTGCAAACTCTTCTTCAGATAATCCTTTTTGTTCAAGCTGACTTAGCTCTTTATTATAAGCATTATCCATTCTTATCATTTCATTTTCGTGTCTTTGTTGTGCTATAGCATCAATTTGACCCATAGTGTCAGACATAAATTCAGTCAAAGCTAATGTTATTGCTTGCGTTTTTCCGGCCCAGTTTGTCCAGTCTTCATCTTGCTTTGCAAAGTATTTTGCCCACTCTTCACTCATGCCTTCTAAATGCGTACGTAAAGCAGATTTTTGACTAGGTAATTTTGCAGTCCAATCTTCCATACCACCTCCACCTCCTGAACCACTTGAACCACTCCCACCTGAACCATTATTCCCACCTGAACCGGTATTCCCTGTAGGCATATCGATATTTCCTGTACCTTCTGGAAATAAATTTTCAATATCAGTATTTCCTCCAGCACTACCAAATATTTCTTTAACTTTATTAATTCCGTCTTTAGCCATTTGGCCAAGTCTATCAACACCTCCCTGAACGTCGTCTTCTGTTACATATTCAACAGGGTCTCTATTTAAAGTTGCGTCAACTGCGTCTTTGTAATTTTCTGTTGTGTTTTTTGCAAAAGTTGCTGCGTTTTTTTCTACTTTTTTCATTGCATTACTAAAGCCATCTCCCATTGCATTAGTAGCTTTTTTAAATCCTGCTTTTACATCATCCCAACTTAAAGTAAATATTCCTTTTATTACTTGACCAATTCCACCTAAAACATCTCCAGCTGATTTTGCAAACGCAACAATAACATCATAAAGACTTTGAAACGCAAACTTTGCATATTCCCACATTGTTTTTAATACGAAAACAATTCCATTAATAGCAGCTCTAAAAAATAAAGATTCGTTATATAAGTCTATAAAATAGTTAATTATTGCAGTTATCCATTTTCTTACAGTAGACCAGTTGTCCATAACAACTTTTCCTAATATAATTATTCCCGCTACAACTAATCCAAGCGGTGAAATTAAAAACGAAATACCACCAGCTATAAAACCAAATAAACTCATAAGAGGACCTGATAAAGCAATAAGACCTCCAATGGTTAATATTAAAGTTTTTGTTCCGCCATCTAATCCTTGAAATTTTTGTATAACATTTGATATTCCTTGAACAATATCTGCCATTACAGGAAGAACAATATCTCCAATATCTTGCAAAGTTAATTTAATATTATTTATACTTTGCTCCATTTTGAACCCTGGAGTTTTGGCTAGCTCAGCAAAAGCGTCTTCTGTAAAACCAGCAGACTCTGCCATGCCGTCTAAAATTTCAATATAGTTGTCACCTTGTTCGCCAAGAACACCCATAATATTTTTAACAGCTTGAGACTTACCAAACAGTTCGGTCATTTCAACTCCGTTAGCAGCAAAAGAATCTTTTAAATGAAATAAAGTAGCGGCTAAACCAGAATCAGCAACCATAGCTCTTAAGCTTTCATAAGACATATTTACTTTCTCTAATGCCTTACGACCCATTTCGGTTGGTTTTGTTATAGCCATCATAACTCCACCGAACCCAGTTGTTGCTGAACGAGCGTCTCCTGTTGTTTTTGTATATGTTGCAATATTTGCAAGAAGTTCGTCAAAAGAAATACCTAGCTCTGCAGCTAATCCAACTTGAGTACCTAAACTTTCTGCTAGTTCGCTACTTTCAAACATACCACTTCTAACAGCCATTCCAAAAGCGTCTATAGCTTCTGTTGCTGTAATTGTTTCGGCTCCATATGCGTTTTGTGCAGCAGCAGCAACTTTAGCTAAGTCAGTTGATTCTCCTAACCCAACAGCTACTCCTTTATTTACAGTTTGTAATGTTTCTAAAGCGTTTGTTCCACGTAAACCGGCTGAGGTTAAAAAGAATAATCCTTCAGCTGTTTCTTGTGCTGAAACGGCAGTAACGGCTGAAATTCGTTTTACTCCTTCCGCGTATTTATCTAAATCTTTTGAACTACCGAGTACAAGAGTAGAAATTTTTGTCATTTCTTTTTGGAAGTCCATAGACATTTTTGCGGCTCCTCCTGCAATTAAAGCAAACGGCAATGTAAACGATGAAGTTATTCTTGAACCCATCGCTTTCATTTGTCCAGCAAATCTTCCTATCCTTGCTGAAGCTGCTTGTAAACCTTTATATAATCCTGTATTAACAACGCCCAGGACTACATTCATTGACGTTAAATTCTTACTCATTTTTTGATTCTATTATTTTTCTAAACAGTTCGGCTTCTGCACGAATTTTTTTCATTTCCTCAACAGTTTTAACACTTTTCTTTTTTTCCCATGGAAATTTAGCTAGGTCTTTCGGTTGTACATTTTTCTTCACATGAGGATTAATTACAACAGCTCCAATCCATCTTGCTATTTCCCATTTCGTTTGCAGCTCTACTTCATAACTATCAAACAAACCTTGCTGCGCATTAAAAAACATTCTAGGTGTTAAGTCATATAATTCATCTCTATTGAAACCTAACTGTCCCATTCCTATTTTTTCAATATAATCCCAAGTCAGTTCTATTTTTTCTGCTTGGGCTTTGGCTTTTTTTCGTTTGCAGTTTCAGGGGTTCCAAAAGAAATCGCCATATGCTCACTAAATAATTCCAAAGCTTTTTGCATTCCTGTCGCGTCACCATCTAACATATCAGCAATATCATCTGAAGTGTATTTAAAATCTACTCCAGCTCTTCGGTGACCTTCTTCAGTACCTGCAAAAATTAATTCAACAATATCATCTAAACTTAATTGTGTTCCAAGATTAGATAACTCCGCTAAACTAGTTCCGGTTTTTCTGCAATATTTTCTTAAAGCATTAAAACCAAAGTAACATGGTAAATCTTTTTTACCAAGTTTTACAATTTCATATTTCATTTTTTCGTATGTTTTATGAAGTCCAGCAGAGGTGAAATCATACGAAATGAAATCACCCATGCCTTCCTTCTGTTTTACGTCGTTAATTAGTATTTACAAAAAGAGGACCAGCCGCAACGAACGACGCGGAAAACGTTGCAGTTTCTTCATTTGGAGCGTCTAAAGATAGCTCCGTTAATATTGCGTCTCCAGTAAAAAATTTATCTCCTGAAACATTAGTTTTAAATTTTATAGTAACAATACTTTGAGCTGATATATAATCAGAATACATTTCAAAAAATTTTTTGTTTGTAACACTACTGTCAAAAGACATTAATGCACTGCAAGAAATTTCCCAATCTCTTCTGCTTACAGTTCTTGAATTCCAATCGCCTGTATTAGCTGTTGTAACATTCATTGTTTCTTGCGAAATATTAATTGAGCAAGAAGTTGAAAATGCTATAAGAGTATTGTTTACAAAAACTCCAAACTGTGTTCCGTTAACTTTTCCTACTGAAGGCATATTATACTGTAGCCATTGTTAAGATACTCGTTCCAACAAAAGAAGCACTAAAAGTTGTTGATTCTTCGTTAGGAGCGTCCATACTTAATGAAGCCATATAAGCTTTACCAGACCATTTTTTATCTCCTGTTTCAGAAGATTCAAACGCTATAGTTAACTCATCTCTACCATAAGGGAAAGTAGAAGCTGTAGAGTCATAAATACCTGTAGTATATAGTTCATCAGGTGTTAATCCTCCAACTGCTGTGCCGTCTAAAGCTTTGAATGCTACCATACCTTCAACACTTATTTCCCAGTCTCTTTGACCTTCCATTACTTCTTTCCAACCTAAAGAGTCTTTATTAGAAGTTTCTCTAGCTGAATGGTTTATTGAAATCGACCCCGATGTTGCAAAAGCAACCAAAGTCGAACCAGCATAAACCCCAAATTTAGTTCCGTTTATAATTCCATTTGATGCCATAATTTTCTTTTTTTAATTTTAATGATTATTTATTTTACATAAAACTACAAATTGCTACACTGACCGAGGCCGTGGCTGAATAAGATATGTTAACATTATTATCAGAGTCGTTAAAAGCTTGACCAACAAAAGGACCAATAAAACCTATTTGACCAGGTTCTACAGAAACTGTTGCATTTGCTTTTGAAGCGTCACCGTACTGAGGAGAATCGAAGCTTGTAACTTGCGTTGTAAAAGTAAAAGTAATTGCTTCACCTTCAGCATTCCCGTTTTTACATGCTACGAATAATCTACCATTATTTTGAAATTTATCTCCAGAATCGCTAGCGCTTGTAAAAGTTAAAGCTGTTAGACCTGATTCTGTAATTACGTTAACTGTACTTATTTCTGCCATTATTCTTTGTCTTTAATATTTTCAATTTTAGTTTTTTTCACGTTTTTTACTTTGTTTTCTTTGAGTTTGTTGCAATATTCTTCTTCAAGCATTTTTTTATAGCCGTCTGAGGAAACTGGAATTTTATCTCCAATTTCAAAAACTTTATCGTTTCTTGTATATTTTTTTATTAATGTTATTATAGGCATAATATTTATTTTTATGATGTTATTATTCTTATTTTATAATCTTGTGAAATATGATGAACTCCATCGGGTAAAATATCTTTTTCATATTCTGAATTTTCTGATTCGAATATTAAAGAATCTATTTTCGGTCCGTATGTTGTTGGCTGTCCACCACTATCAACCACATTATCCAGCGCATTTCTTACAACTACAGATAAATCTACAGCGGTATGATAGTTTACTGAAAACATGCTAATTTGCAAAGTCATAATATCTAAAGGACTTCGTCTGTTTTTTGTTTTAGTTAAAGGAACAGTAGCGTTTGGATTTGCTAAGCTTCCTTTAGTATCTGTTGTTTCTGTTGAGACAACAAAATAAACAATATAAGGAAATAAGTTTGCTGAAGGAGCCGGAGCAATATTTGGAAATATTCTACTTCCAACCAAATCAACAACATTAGCGTCATTTGATAGCAAATTAAATATTGTAGCTCCTATTTTTGAACTGCTCATAATATGTTAAAATTTAAGTTCATAATATCTTTTTCCTTTATTCAAACCTTTAATTGCTCGCGCTACTATTACTTTACAGCTATTAATCATTTCTTTTTTTACAATGCCTTTCATTGATGTAAACGCCGGCCTCATAAAAGGTCTTGCTTGCATATGAACTGTTCCATATTCTACGTTTTGACCATAAATAGGACCAGCATCCCACTGTTGTCCTTTTGGTACTCGAACTCCTACTGTAACAAAACCATCTTTTCTACCTTTACCAGTCACAAAAACTTTAATAGATTTTTTAAGTAAACCGGTATCTGGATTTACATTTGCTCTTGCTGCTTTTACAATATGCTTTGCAGTATTACGAAAAGCTGCTATAAAAAACTTTTTTTGGTCAATTAAATAAGGTAACCTAGCTAAGTCTTTTTGTACTCCTTTCCATCCTTCTAATCTTGTTACGTTTATTGCTGACATTAATCTTGAATATTATTTGGGGTAACAAAAGTTGCCTCAATTTTTAAAAATTTTTTTCTACCGTCTATTGCATTGATATAATGTATATTAAATTTATCATTATCAAACGATATATAACCCTGAACAGTTAATTCATTTGCAGGGTGTGCATTTCGCACATAAAACTCCACAGTTTGATTATTTTGCATTTGCATACCTTCTTCACTTACTTTACCACTTTTGTACACCACGTGCGCCCAAACGCGTCCTATCATTGAATATGAATCTTTTATAGTACCTCCATAAACAGTATCTGCGGCGCTGTTCACCCCATATAACTCTATATACTTATCCATCATTCCTACCGCTATCATAACTCTTGATTTCTTAAAGTTTGTAATAAGTATTCAGAAGTTTTTGGTATCTGTGAAGCTATTCTTCCAACAATAACTGACTGACGATTTTCGTACATATCAGCAATCATAATTTTTATTGCTTGAATTGCTATTTCTACTTCTCCTCTCATTGCTTGCGAAGTTATCGTAACTTCAATATTTGATACTCCATTTCTTAAAGAGGGATAATCTTTTCCATCAACTAATGTTATTCTTTGAGGGTTTCCATAAGGGTCAAATATATAATTTGAAGCGTCCCAAGTTTGTTGAACACCATCATCATCATAATATTTAATATCAGTTATTGTTCTCCATACACCATAAGGAAGTTGTTGTGTTTGACTCCAAGTATCAGCTATAAATAACCAATCGCAAGCAGTAAAATCTTTATTAGCATAGTATTCTGCTGTATATTGTGCCGCTTGAATTAAAGAGGTTATATACGTGTCATCAGTGCTGTGAGTAATCCTTAAATGAGTTTTAGCTTCGTCAAGCGTTAAAGCAAAAGTTCTATCCGCCGCAGCTGTTACTCTTCTTAAATTTCTTAAAGGTAAATTTTTAGTTGTAAATGGATTTAATATTGACATTAGTTTTAGTTTAAAAAAGGGTGGCAGAATTCCACCACCCTTTAAGTATTAATAAAAACAAGTTAACAGTTATTATGCTGTTATCGAACCTCTACAGAATGACTTAGCTCTTCTAAATACTGAGTCCCAGAAAGAGTTAATTACTATTCTTACCTCACCAGAAATTGACTGAGAATAAGGGTCTACAACAACATCTAAAGCGTTACCAAATTGTCCAATAACTAAGTCAGAAAATTGTCCGAATACAATACCTGTTTCAGAACCACCGGAAGTTGCAGCACCTCCAGCCGTACAAGCGTCAGAAATATTATTTGTAACTAATACTCTATAACCATTCATCATATTATCCATTCCTAATAGTGGAGCACCATAACCAGTTTGAGTAGATGTTACACCTGGTTGACCAACAATTTGCTTTAATATTCCTCTTCCTTTAGAAGATGTTATATAAGCACTTCCTTCAGCGTTGTTTCCAGCTATATCTGTTTCCATTTCAATCATCTTAGCTAAAGTAGCAGTACCACCAGAAATTGATTCACTAGCTTGGTCGAATATACCAACTGGCTCAGCACCTGTACCATCAGAGTCAGAAAGTATCGCAGCTTCTAATGCAGCAGCAATAGCTTTATTCATATCGTCTCTTATAATAGATTCAATATTTCCAACCTGCGCCATTAACATTTTTGAAATATCCATATAAGCAGCTAATTTATGAGGTGTTAAAGTTGAACCTCCAACTGCTGTAGCAGCGTCAGGTGCATTCGTAGTTTCACCAACAAAACCAGCTGTAGTTCCTGATAATACAGGAAGCTGAACTTTGCTTGATAATCCAGTTAAAAATGTTGCGCCTGCGTCAGCTAAAACTAAATGGTTCTGTAAAGTACCCATCCAGTCATTTACGTCTGTTGCAATTAATTCATTTGCGTCAGCTGTAGTTTGAGGGTTTGTTCTTGCAAGTACACCAGTAGGTAAAGCTAAACCAGAAAAACCTGGGTTGCTTCTTTTTGCCTCTACGTGCATTTCTTTTTCTATTCCATCAAGACCGCCTTCAGCGAATTGATTTATTGCTTTTACTAAGTTAAACTTTCTGTGAAGTTTTACTTCTTCTTTTTCTTGTGATTTACTTGCTGAACCAGCGAAACTTGCTGCTCTCTTTAATTGAGCTTCAACTTTTTCTGCTCTTTCAATTTTCCCGTCAACCACATCAATCGACTTTAATAATTCATCAACTGAATCATTTTCGTCTTTAGTTAAGTCACGCTCTTCTGTAACTGCTAAGTCTTTTATTGCTTCTAGCTTAGCCATTACGTCAGCACGTTCCTCTTTTAATGCTATCGAATTTTTCATAATTTACTTCTTTTTTTTGATTATTTTTAATTTTAATTCTAACAAGTTTCGACTGATTAAATCGATTTCTTCTTCCTTTTTTTGTTGTTTTTCTTTTTCAATAGCCAAACTTCTTTGAGCTACTGCTAAATCATTTGCGTCAGGATATGCCGGAATTGACACCGGAGAAACGTCATAAAGTCTTTTAACTTTAGTAATGCTTCTTACATCAACACCGTTTTCTTTTGCCCACGAGTCACCTTGAACCGTAAATGCAAATGAACTTTGTGTTATATCTCCTCTTTCTAAAGAAACTAATAAGTCTCTTCCTGAAGTTGTATTAGGCACATCAAACTCATATTTTAAACCTTTATCATCAACAGAAAGTCTAAGTGTTCCGCTAGAACTTCGTGCTAATAAATGATTTGGGTCGTGGTTAAAAAACGCGCGAACATCATTTTCTAATACATCATCAAAAGCTCCTGGCAATATTCTTTCTTGAAAACCACCTAAGTTTTCTGATAATCTATTGAAAACAGCTGCGTGTCCTACAACCACTGTATTTTCGTTTTCATCTGAATTTCTTTTTTCTAAAGAAATATCAAAAAATCTTTTTTCAGTAGTATTCATATTATCCCATATATTAATATTATTCTTTTTTTCTTTCATTGCTTCTTTGACCGGGTGTCCGTTAGGTAACAGGTCCGTGTCATGTTTACCTCCTCTAAATTTTCCTTTTTTAATAGCATATAAAAAACTATTAACTCGTGCAAGTGCCCAGCTTGTTTGATTCATTCCTGGTCTTACTGATGAAGGATTATTAGTAAAAGCCCCCTTGCCTCTATCAAAAACTTTTTCAAGTTTTGCATATGTTACTTTTAAGTTCCAACTTTTATTTAAATCTTTTACTTCTTCATTATGGTCAGTAACTTTTTTTTGTAGTGCTTTTTTATTTTTTGCACTTATAGCTCTTTTAACTTCATCAAATTTTGTTTCACAAATTGCATATCGTTGTTTATTGTCATATTCTTTTTTCATAGTATCGTCTGACATACAACGGTCCATAAACTTTTCTTTAGTTTCGTTTTCGTTTGGTTTAGGAATCGGCATTTTCTTCTTTTTTAATTTGTGCAACTTTTTTTCTACTCCAAGCAAACCCTGGGTCTCCACCCCATAAAGCCCATGCTATTCTTCCTGCTGACGGATAACCCTCTTCTCCTTGTCTAAACCCTTGAGCTTTTTTATCAACCTCGTGTCTACTAAAAAAACTAAACATTCGTTTTATTGATTTAAGTGAAAGGTCTCCATTAATAATATCTCTAGCTCTTGAAACTCCAACCATTGTACCACCTCTATTAAATTCTTTTCGCCACTCTAAACCTTTTTTAGCTTCTCTAACCATTCCTGCTGTAGGTGTTCTATCAATATCAGCTAAAGCACGTTCCCCATAATTATCATCTTCTTTTTTACATTCGTCTTCAGCACAATCTTCTGTACAATGTTCTTTGCAATCGTGGTCTTTATATTCTTTTTTCTTTTTCTTATGATGATTTCTATCTAAAACTTCTTTTGCTTCTTCATGGTCTGCAAACGGCATATAATAAGTTTCTCCGTCTACAGTGTGCTCATGAGCTGTTGGAGGGTCACCACCAAGCTTTTCAGCTTCAGCTATAGCTTCTTCTTCATTATCAAATAAAGGCAGCTCTAAACCTTCTGTAATTAATGAACCTATTTTTGCTCTTAGTTCTTTTCTTTCTTCTGAAGAATTATCATCATCTGTTATTGGTTCAAGATTAGAAGGTAAATATAAAATACCACCATTATCAACTTTATTCATGTTTTCTTTTTCACGAACTTCGTTAATAGTCATTGCTCCTATTTTAACCATTTTTTCATAAAATGTAGCTCTATCATTTGGACTTCCTCTTAGTAAAGAGTTTGCGTCAAAGTTTGTGAATACTTTTCCTTGTTCGTCTGCTCTAAATAATTTTAAATTCATTTCTGCTTCCATATTAGATAAATAAGGCATAACAGAATAACGCACGAATTCAGTTGACTGTTGTTCTATATTGTTAAATGAAGATTTAGATAAATCTTTTAACATATGCGGAGGAAGATTAAAAACACGAGCTACTTCTTGAATAGCCATATCTCTGGAAGATAAAAATTGTGCTTGTTCATTTGAAATAGATACTTGCTGAAACTTTAATCCTTCTTCTAATATTAAAGTTTTATTTGCGTCATTTAAAGAAGCATATTGTTCTTGAAAACTTCTTCTTAGTCTTTCTATCGCTAACTCTGACATTTGTCGGTCTGTAGATAATACCCCACTTAATTTTGCCCCATTGGAAAAAAACGTATTTCCATAAGTTTCTACAGCTAATCCCCATCCTATAGCATTTTTACATTGACTAATAGGACTAACTCCCTGATAACCGTCGACAGATAAAGATTTGAAATGCAAAATATCTTTTGAACTATACGTTGTGTTTTTTGTTCTGTCAGTATAGTATAAGTCATTTTCATAATGTTTTATATTTATGTTTTCTGGTTTTAAACAGTATAAGCTTATAGGAATTCCAGAATTATTTCTTTCAATATATACGTATGAATTTCCATGCAAGCATAAATCGACTATAACTTTTGAAAAGAAATCTATTTTAGTTTGATAGTGGTTTGGGTTTAAAGTTAAGATTTTTGAAAGCGCATGGTCATCTCTTTTTATAATATTTCCGTCTGCTTGTCTTTCACATATTTCAATCGGAATTTGAGAAATACTTTCACTTAATAATTTTACAGCACAAAAAACCGGAGTAAAACCCAATGCTGTTTTTGAGTTAACTACAGCTCCTGAAGCAGCGTTTGCGAAGAACCTTTTAGGGTCAATATAACTCTTTGTTGAACGTTTTTCTGATGCTGTAAATATGCTTGTTATTCTGTCTAAAATACCCATAAAATTCTTCATTTGCTACTTGCAAAAATATCATCTTTTATATTTTACAAGCGTAGTTAAGTTTCGTTTTTTAATAAAAATTCCCTATCTAGTAATTTCTTCCTATCGCATTTTTACAAAAGTTGGATAGTAATACTTACCAACATAGGTAAAGTTCCTTAAACGCGTCCTATTGCGTCCTGGGAGCTTTTTTAATAATTACATAAATTACGCTATTTTTTATACTTTTTTACCCTATTATTATGACTAATTCTGAACGAATCATAGCTAGAATAATTTCGTTTTGCAAAGTATTTTTCAAACTCTTTTTCTGTTTTTTCATAAGCTTCAAAATAAGTTTTTGACTCTTTACAAAATTTATGAAAACGTTTATCAAAACCTTCTGGAGTTAGCATTGCTAATATTTCTAATGGGTACCTCATATCCCTATAATTCCTCTTGAGTCATATACGCTTGCTCCTGTATCGTTGGACATATATTCTCCTAACGCCATTGCTAAAGAAACTACTCCGTCAACTTTTTCAGAAGAACGAGCTTTGTCGATTTTTATATTCCCTGCCGGGTCAGTTCTTAATTGAACATTTTGAACTTGCCACCTTAAGACTGGATTATTTCCGTGAACTAATTTTTTCTTTAATACATATTTTTCTAGCTCTTTTGTTGGAGCGCTCATTGACGCATAGCCCTGCCCAAACGGACTCATAGTTGCTCCATCTTCAACTAAGTTATTTACAAGCTGCGAAGAATTCCAACGGTCAAAAGCTATAGACTTTATTTGATATTTTAAAGCTAACTCGTTTATAGTATGCCTTATAAAATTATAATCTTGAACATCGCCATCAGTTAAATTTATATAACCTTGCTTTGCCCATGTTGTATATGGTACTTTATCTTTTTGGCTTCTTTCTTGAGCTGTCAATTCTGGTAACCAATAAAATGGAAGCACGTGAATCAAACCATCTTCCATCGGAAATATTAAAGTTAATGCGCTTAAATCTCTAGTGCTAGCTAAATCTAATCCTCCATAACAAACTTGATTTTTTAAATTATCAATATTTAAATTTTTATTGCATAACATCCATTGGGAATCGCTTAACCATTTTGTTTCGTTTGTTGTCCACTGATTAAGATGAAGACGACGAAAAGAATTTTCATAAGACGGTAATTCGCTTGCTAGCTTTGCTTCTGCTTTTAAATATTCTTTTTTTACACTAACTCCATAATTAGGATTTGCTTTTTTCCAAGTAGATTCTAATTGAATATCATCATCATCTTCTGCCGCATAAACTACTGGCAAAAACGTTTCATCTGTTATAACTCCTTGCTTTACTTTTATTGCATAGTCATGAACTTCCCAACAAATATTGCCGTCAGTTTTACTTGCCCCTGCTGTTGTTAAAGCAATTAATAATGGTTGAGTTCTAGCTCCTGTTGAGGTTTTCATAACGTCCCATAAGTCTCTATTTGGTTGTGTATGTAATTCGTCAAAGAGTATTGCATGAGCATTGTGCCCGTGTTGTAATTTAGCGTCAGCGCTTAATGCTTTATACGTATTTCCTTTTGATGGATTAATTATTGAGCTCCTGTATACCTCACATCTTTTTAATAATTCTGGATTATTTTGAATCATGCTTTTCGCAATATCAAAAATAATACTTGCTTGATTTCTATCTCCAGCACAGGAATAAACCTCAGCCCCTCTTTCATTGTCTGCGAAAAAAATATAAATTGCTATCGCTGCGGCTAAAGTGCTTTTCCCGTTTTTACGTGGTATTTCAACATAGCAAGTTCTATACTTTCTTAAATTTGTTTCTTTATGTTTCCAACCAAATAACGGTTTTATAATATCTTCTTTTTGCCATTCTTCTAAAACAATAGGCATTTGTGAAAGCTCTCCTTTCGTATGAGTTATAAATTGTTCAATAAAAGAACAAGCGCGCTCTGCTGAGGTTTCATCGTAGTAATACATTAATCAAAATAATTATGTTCGTTGTGTTGTATATTTATTTGAGGTACAGAAATAGAACTTCTAGCCGAAGGAGTTAATCCAAACTGAGTTGCAATTTTCATTGCAGAATTTAAAGCGTCACGAGCTACTTTAACATAAGGGACAACTTGAGCATGCTTAATTGAGCCGTCTTTATTTTTATAAACTTGTATTCTTCCTTTCTCTCTTAATAGTTGTTCAGTTTCAATATACAAACTTATTTCATTTGCATAAGCTTCTATTAATCTTAAGTCAATTACATGCAACATATTTTTTCCAAAAAGTTCATTACATACTTTAGTAAATTCTATTTTGCCAATTTCAGAAAGCCAATTTGGTGGCTCGGGTATTTCTAAAACTTGTGTTGCTACCATTTCATTTTCAACTAATCTATCTTTTCGAGTTGTTCCTCGAAGTTCTTTTAATTTAGTTGGTATTTTTTTTCTGCCTCTTGTCATTTATCTTCCTTGACCTTTATATTTTTTTTTAAACTTTGTTTGACTTCTTGAAGCGTTTTTAGAATGCACTCCCGGCCTTTTTTTGTTTTTACTTTTTTTATATGCTTGAATAACTTTTTTTGCCATTGTTTTTTATTTTACTTTTCCACAACATTCACATTTTTCTTTTTCGTTTTTATCCTCGTCTACATCATCAACAGAATAAAATAATTCTTTTTCTTCAAAGCCCCAATCGCTTAAACTATTATAATCAAAATTATTAGCTAGCATATCAAAGTCCCAACCCCCGGTATTTTTATTTAAACGAATATTTAATTCTTGTTCATGCTCTAATGATAAATTTAATTCAACAACAGGAACTGTTCTTTTACCTAACGACTTCCATACTCTTGTTCTTTGATGACCTCCGATAATTATATTATTTCTTTCCGGGTTTTTATTAATAATAACTGGGTCAACAAAACCAAAGCGCTCTAAAGAATTTTTTAAATCTTCAAATTGTTTTTTTGAAAGTGTGCGAGGATTATAATCAGCAAACCTTAATTCATCTATTTTATATTTTTTTATTTCCATAGCTATAAAACCCAAACTCAAACCAGTTTCAGTTCAGGGGGGTATTGTGAATTTTGACATTGTGCACAGAAAAA